TATGAAGTGAAACAGGTAAATACTTTTGGTGAAAATTATTCAGATGCCAATAGAACAGGTGGTGTAATTATCAGTCCAACTAAAGTTTTAACTGTTGCTCATTTATTTGATGGTGTTCCTGCTAATGGTATAATTACAATATCTTTTTCAGATAATAAAACTAAAACTACTGATGTTAAAATTATAAAATTTGATAGAAAACTTGATTTGGTTTTATTATCTATTCCATCAATTCCAGAAGAAACACAACCAGTTGAAATTGCTTCACAAACCCCAGAATTGGGAGATGATATTTTTGTTATAGGTTTTCCAAGCATTAGCCTTCCTGTTTTACGCTTTACAAAATATGTTGAAGCTCCTAAAGGAATTTTTATTTTCCCTGCTTATTATGGTGATAGTGGTGGTGGAATTTTTAATTCAAAAGGACAGTTAATTGGAATAATGCAAAGTCTTATGATTGTAACAACTGCAGAAACAAAACAAACAACTTATTTCGGATATGGAACAACTCTTGATAAAATTAAGGAATTCTTGAAATGAAATTAAAGACTGCTCTGATAATTTTTCTTTGTCTATCTTTAGCTTTTTCTGGTTATATTATTTATTTACGAAATCAGATTGTGAATTTAAAAGGAGAATTGATTGAAATTAAAAAAGCAGAAGTAGAAGCTAAAACAGAAGCTGAAAAAATTATAAAAGAAAAAGAAGAAATTCTGGAGAAATATAAAGAACAGCAAAAAGAACTTGAAGAAAAATCAAAAGAATTGTCTCAACAGCAAAATGAACTTGGTGAAAAAACTGACCAATTGGAAAAAGAATTTGCAGAATTAACTGATAAGGATGCAATGATTGCCAATCTTCAAGAACAAGTAAAATTATGGAAAGAAAAATTTAGCTTGGCTCAAAAAGAATTGGCTAATAAAGATGAAATTATTTTTAATTTAACTCAACAGTATAATGCTCAATTGGATTTAACTAATCAGTATAAAAATAAGTATGAACTTGAACTGGCTTCAAGATTGAGATTGGAGGCAGCTTTTAGAGACCTTTATAAGACAAATAAATCAACCAGCTTTGTAGTAAAAACAAGCTTGGTTGCGTGGGCAGCTATTGCAGTTATTTGTCTTCTCACAAAATAAGGAGAATAAAATGGATTATACTGATGAAGAAAAGAAAAAAAGAGAAGAAGAGAAGCAGAAATTAATGGAAGAATTTAAAACACTAAAGGATGTGAAAGCAGAACAGTTAAGGGTTCAAAAGCAAATTAAAGAAAAGATGCGTGGTAATTGGGAAGCTGATGAGACTGAAGTAAATACTTTGCAGGATAGGTTAGCTCTTCTACAAGAAATAGAACAAGAATATAAGGGCGGGAAATTAAAAAAGAAAGTTCAGCAAAGTTTACAAGAGGCAAATTTTGGGGTGGAAAATGAGGAGAACCAAGAACCTACCACTTAAAAATAAAACTCCTTTGACTGCCAGAGAAAAGAAGTTTGTAAAAAAAGTAATAGAGTATGAGCAGATTGGAAAAGCTGCTCTGGCTGCTGGATATGCTAATCGTGAATATGGTTCAGCTCTTTTGAAAAGAGAGCATATCAGGCAAGCTATTTTAGAAGCAATGGAGAAGGTGGGGATTAATAGTGGATATATTGCCCAGAAATTAAAAGAAGGTTTGGAAGCAACCTATCCTAAAAAATATAGTTCAAAGGGAAAGGTTGTTCAAGAAAATGAGCCAGATTATTTTACAAGAGGGCAATATTTAGATAAAGCATTAAAAGTTTCTGGGGCATATGATACAGAAACCAAAGAAATTCATACCCAACGGGAGCTTGTTCTGGTAGTTACACCAGAATTAGCAAAAGGGTTGGTTGATGCTGAAATTATAGCTGCAGAAGAAATAAAAATGCTCCCAGAGCAAAAGGAGAATAGGGATGGCAAAAAAGTGGATACAAGGAGCAATACAGAATAAAGGTGCTTTGCGTAAAGAGCTTGGTGTAAAAGAAGGGCAGACAATTCCTCAATCAAAATTAGAAGAAGCTGCCCAAAAGGGTGGAACACTTGGTCGTCGTGCCAGATTGGCTATGACTTTACGGAGATTAAGAAGCAGAGCTAAAAAGTCATTGAAAGAAGCTCGGATGGGCTGATGTCCATAAAAGATTTAAGCCAGATTGATTTCTGGCGAGAAAAATGCCTTACTGATTTATACTTTTTATGCAGAGTTGTTCTGCAAACTCTGGAAGACCCAACCAATGGCTTTAAGGATATGTATAAGCCAACACATAAAATCATTACGCAGTTTGTTCAGAAATATGGAACTCTTCCAGAGCAGAATTTAGTTGTTCTCTGTCCAAGAGGCTGGTTAAAAAGTTATATTATTAGTGTTGGATTTATTGTTCAAATTATTTTAAATGGATTGGTTAATTCAAATAGAAAAGGAGAGACAATTCTTTTATCAAATGCTACTTTATCCAATGCTAAAATGTTCTTGAAGAAAATTAAATATAATTTTGAACATAATGAATTGTTGAGGGATTTATTTCCAGAAATTCCAAGAGACCCAGAGAAGCAGGCTGGTCGCTGGACGCTGGAAGAGATAGAACTTAAAAATACTTTGGTTGAAACTGGTTCAGTAGAAGGAAATTTGGTGTCAAAGCATTATTCTTTGTTAATCAATGATGATTTGGTTAACAAGGAAAATTGTTCTACACCAGAACAGATTAATAAAACTATTGACTGGTGGAAGCTGTCTCGGTCACTGCTTGAAAGTAGAGGAACAGAAATTATAATTGGAACTCGTTATGATAATGATGATTTATATGGTTATCTTCTAAATCAATTTTTTGGTTTTACTATAGAGACTTATAATGAACACAGAAATAAACCAATAATTGAAACCCATAAAGATAATTATCATTATTTGAGAATTTCCTGCTGGGAAGACCCAGTAAATGAAAAAGGTTCAACATTTCCTATTTTATTTCCAGAAAGTAAATTGAAAAAAATAAAAGAACAGCAAGCAGAATTTTTCTTTGGACAGTATTTAAATGACCCAATTTCTGATACTACTGCAATTTTTAAGAGAAGTTGGATACAGCATTGGAGACGGGGAGAATTGCCAGAAATAAGAAATACTTATATGCTTATTGACCCATCTGGTAAAGAAACCGCTGGAAGTGATAAAACAGGTATGGTTGTAATTGATGCTGGAGCGGATAAAAATTTATATGTGATTTATGCTAAAAGTAATAAAGAAACAGATTTAAAGGCTGTAGAGCAAATGATAAATCTTGCTTCACTTTATCAACCGATTTACATTGGAATAGAAGAAACCAAATATGAAGTTTATAGAGATTTATGTTCTTTTTTATTACCACAATTAATCAGGCAAGGAAAACTTCCAAAGGGAAGTGAAGCTTATGCTAAATGCATACCAAATATTTTATTTCCATTAAAGCCTAAAAATAGACCAAAAGAATTACGGGTGAAAAATTTGACAGGTTGGTTTGAAAGTGGAAAAATTCTTCTTCCCCCAATTGGTTATGAAGATTTATTAAATGAAATTCTTTTCTTTGGACGAACCAGATATGATGATATTGTAGATGCTTTAGCTTATATTCTTGATTGTGTGGTTTTTCCTAATCCAGCCGAACCTAAAAAGCAATACATAACTTCTTATGATGCTAATTCATTTGCTGAAAGAGAGCGTAGATTTTGGGAAAGTGAGGGGTGGAATAAACCTACAAATTTATTGGGTGATGATTTAGAATAAAGGATTTAACTATGATAATAATTTGTGTAAGTTTAATATTTTTAATTGGTGGTTTAGAATATTTGCATTGGAAAAGAGAAAAAGATTTACTTAATAGAATAATGGCAAAAAATTTTGCAGAATATAAACTCCTTGAACAACCAATTCAAAAAGAAGAAAAAAAGAAAGAGGAAGAAGAAGAAAAACCAAAGATTGATTTAAAGGCATTTGAAGAGGATTGGAGTGAAATAGAAGAGGAGAAATAAAATGTCTTTTTATCAGATAGAAAAAAAGATATTAAATGGAGACAAGCTCTCTGATGCTGATTTAGATTTTATCAGGAATAGAACCGAATTTTACTGGAACAATCATCCAGATGTTTCAGTTAGATTTCCTCGCTGGAATAAAGTTTTAGCTTGGGTAGCTGGCTATCAGCATATTGATTATAATCTTTTTAAAAAAGAACTTGAGCCTGTTAAATTTAAAGGAAGAAGAGTTTTTATTAATAGATTAAAACCAATATTGCGGACAATGCTGGGTAAACTTCGTGGAATTGAGCCACAATTTGGCGTTGTTCCAAATACCAGAGAATATGAGGATATTCAGGCAGCTACAGTTGGTGATTTATTATTAGAAGCATTAGCAGATAAAGTTAATTTTGAAAAAATTAGAAAAGAATTTTTTTCTTGGTTACTTTTGACCAATCGGGCTTGTGTCAGGGTTTTTTGGGATGAAACAAAAGAAGGAATTATTGGTTATGAAACGGTTATAGATGAAGAAACCAAAGAACCAAACAGGATAATAGTTAAAGAAAAGGGCGATATAAATATGGAAGTTATATCGCCCTTTAATTATCGCCACGACCCGCTTTATTCTTCTCCAGATAAATGGAGATGGTTTTTATATGGAGAGTTGGTTAGTAGAGAAGAATTAGCAGATGCTTATGGTGTTGATGTAAGTGAATTGAAACAAGAAAAAGCATTAGCACAAGGAATAATTAGTCCAGTAATTTTTTCAAAAGGACAGGAAGAATTAGATTTTTATCCTGCTTTAGCTTCTTCAGTTGATGAAGATACCACTATTAGATATGAGCTTTGGACACCAAATATGTATTTCATTATTGGTGGTGGAAAAATTCTGGATTATGGTGTAAATGCTGATGGAATAATTCCTTTCTTTGCTTATGAAGATATGACTATTCCCATTGGTAATTATGAAAAAGAAGTAGCTTTTAATGATAGCATTTTTAAAGATTTAATTCCTGCTCAACACGAATATAATAGACAGATGACATTAATTAGTCTGGCTATTGAACGAGCATCAAAAATAAAAGTTCTTGCTCCACTTAATGCTCTTCTGAATAAAAATCAGGTTTATGATGAGAGTGGATTAACTGTGATTGATTATGCTGCTCAACTTGGTGAACCACATCAATTGAGATTGGATACTTTGCCGCCATTAACAATTCCTTACAAGCAGGAATTGGAAAGAGATTTAGAAAATGTTAGCGGAGTTCACGAAGTTAGTTTTGGAAGATTGCCAGAAAGAGCTTCTCACGCTTCTGGTGTATTGGTCAATTTATTACTTGAACAGGATGATAGTGTTCTTGACCCAATCATAAAAGAAGTAGATGCGATTTTCTCAAAAGCGTGGTCTTATGCTCTTGAGATTGTTCAGAAAAATTATGTTCTGCCAAGACTGCTAAAAATTGTTGGTAGAGATAAACAGGACAGTGTATTTGCTTTTGCTGGGGCAGATTTAAGAAATAATACGGATGTGCTGGTAACTACAAATGTTTCATTGCCAAAGAGCAGAATAATGCGTTCAGAGTGGGTTATTCGTTTAGCACAACTTGGTTTACTTAAAGACCCAAAGCTTATTCTGGAATTACTTGAATTTGGTGGGGCAAAGCAGTTATACGAAACAGAATTGATGCACGAAAAGAAAGCCTTAAGAGAGAATAATGATATTGAAAAGAACCCAGCTATTCTTCCTCAAGAAGAAGCAAAATTTATTTATATACTTGATGACCACGAAATTCATTTAAAAATACATTTAAGATTAAGATTGTCTGAACAATATTCTCGGCTTACAGACTCACAAAAACAAGCTCTTGAAGCACATATTCAAGAGCATTTGCAATATATACAACAAGCTATGCAGCAGCAGCAACAGATGCTGCAGCAAGCTAATCCGAAATCAACTCCCGAAGAAGCTGGGATACAGACCCCACCTGCTGGGCAATCTGGAAACCCAACTGAAGGGAACACAGTAGGAGAATTTTAATGGTAAAAGAAAAATTAGAAAATGATGACAAAGAGTTTGAAGAAGACATCAATCTTGACGATACTGATGTCGATACAACAATTAAATCAATGATTGAAGAGATTGAAGAATTGCCAGATGAAGAAGTAGCAGAAGAAGAAAAAACAGAGGAGGAGGTTGTAGAAGAACCTATTGAAGAAGAAGGAAAAGAAGTAGAAAAAGAAGAAAAAGTAGAAAATGTAGAAAATGAAACAATTAAGAAAATTAAAGAATTTATTAAATCGGATACAACCCTTAAATCAAAAGGGTTAGAGGCAAAAGTCGGAGACTTTACTCCAGAGGAACTTACTGCTCTATTACAGAAAGGACTTCGGTTTTATCAAGCAATGGAAGAAAATTCAAAAAGAGCAGAGGAGTTGGCTGCCAAAGAAAAAATGCTTGAGGACGCTTTAATGCTGGCACAGCATCAAAAGGGTGGGCTTTCTGAAACTCAAAAGGAAACTTTAGCTCAAAAGGCTGGAGAAATTCCTGATGAGACTTTAGAAATAACCGACCTTGATGATGAGGCGACCAAAGTTTTAAAGAACTCTCTAAAGCAACTTAAAGCTCAAGTAGCAGACTTAACTGCTGCTCAAGCTCAAAAGGAAGCTGAAAAGCAATCGGCAGCCCTGATGCAGGAGATTGAAAAACATAAAGAAGATTATCCTCTTGCTAATGTAGAAGAAGTGCTGGCTGTTCATTTCTTAACGGGTGGACAAGTTCCTATTCAAAAAGTTATGGAAGCCTCGCAGAAATACTATGGTTCTGTTGATTTTGTTAAAAGAATTTTTTCATCTAATCCTGAAATTAAGCAAGAGGTAATGGGAGAACTTATTAAAGAATATTTAGCTAAACAGACTAAAGCTAAAAAGACTACTCCTGTATCAAAAACTTCTGGTGAAACTAAAAAGGTAATTGTATCTACTCCAGAAAAAGCGACAATTACTCTGGATAATGCTTCCGAATATGCCAAAAAGCTCTATAGAGAGTATATAGAGAAATCAAAATTAGAGGAATAAACTATGGCTATGCAAGAATATCAATATATTCAGAAAATTCTGAAAGAAGTTTATGCTCCTGCAATTGTAAACCAGATGCCTAAAAAA